ATGTGTATTTAAACTAACAACCTGATCACTTCTACAACTTACATCCACAGAGTGTTATTGCTTCTACCTTTAACCTTGTTAAAGCTATCAGAGAAGTTAACAAGTTCTTTCTCTAACAACTCTTCCTTCCTGAAGTTTATGTTATTGTCTACATCCTGGTTCATTTGTTCTACCCAATAGTTAACAGCTATAGATAGAGCATCTATCCTATCATCATGTGTAAGACTACCTTTATCTCTTGTTATCCTTGATAGTTGATAGATAAGCATGTATCTAGCTTGATGTTCTATAGGATAAGCTTGAGCACTCTTATAGTCATGTTGAACAACAGAAGGGTCTATAATGAGTTTATGTTGATTAAGGACAGGTTCAAGGACATCTATGATCCTTAACTCCTTTTGTTTGTTATGTCTTACTTCTTCTATGGTTACAGGATAGGAGGTCATAAACAAAGGCTTAAGGAGTTCCATGAACATACCATCACCAAAGTTAGACTCTATAATAATCTTGTTAACTTTATTAGACTTAGCTATGTGGACTAATTGTTTAAGAGTCTGTTCATCATACCCCCCTTTAAGACCCCCAGCTTGAGGAACAAAGAGTTGACCGTTAAGCATCTTAACCACAGCAAACCCAGTCTCATCCTTTCCTCGTCCACTAGGGTCAATAGAAAGAACAGAACCAGTATATTCAATCATATCACCAAGTATCTTAAAAGGCTTATGAAATCTATCACCACCTAGTCCTACATTAGGAAGGTCTTTATTCTCGTTATCTTTATCACTAGACCAAAGTATCTTCTCAGGAGCTAGGTCCACATCAACATCTTGAATAATCAAATCGTTAATCTTAAGAGGATACCTATCTGCATCTGACAACCTAGGATTAAGCATGAACTGTAACGAATACCCAGTACGTCCATAAGACAGCTTTCTTTCTTCAAGGTCAAAGTCTGAGAATCTAGAAGGCTCTGTTGACTTACCTACTGTCTCATCAGTAATCCTTTCTGTTATATAAGGAGCTACATCATTATCATAGTTCTTAAGTACTAAATCTTCAGGAGGATACTCAGATGTCCATATACGAGCGTTATAACCTCTCTCACGCAGTTTGTTGTAAATACTATCCTCACACTGAGGTGTACCTAGAAAGAGAATCCTAGAGGTGTCTAAGGGCTTCAAGATAGCTTCAAACTCTTTTACTTGTTCATCTAGCTTATCCCTCATTCCTTGAGTAGCAGAATTGTTAGGTACTTCTATATCGTCCGCTATGATGATGTCAGCACGACTTCCTGTTAATTGTGAGGAGATACCAAGGGATTTAACAGAAGGAGCGTGAGCAGCAGGTGCAGGGGCTACATCGAATGCTATCTTAGAGAATCGTTGATCCTTTTTAGGTATTAATCCTTGAAGGACTGGAATGTCGTGTATGATCTTAAGGGTAAAGGTGGAGAAATCATCAGCTCTATTTTTAGAAGCAGATACAACAAGGATGTTCTTTGTTGGGTCTAGTAGTAGTTGATGAACAGCGTACGCTGAACAAATCCAGGACTTACCTACACCTCTAAAAGCCATGATAACAGATCGTTTAGGACCGTGTTGCATGAAGTCAGAGATGTCATATTGAAGTGGTGTTGGATCAGGAAGGTTAAGATGTTTCCAAACTACATATAGGAAGTTACGGAAGTCTCTAAGTTGTTCTAGTTTGCTCATTGTGTGTTCTTTAAAAGAAGGATCATCTCCGAATACTCAGCGATGATCCTCTCTTTCTCTCTCTCGGTTAAAATGTTATTACTTTGTAATTACTTTAAGTTCTTCTTCAAAGGGAAGTGTAACAGTTAACAAGTCATTAAGGGGAGTCTCTTTACCACTCATGAGAACTACATCGTTATCCTTTAAATGTTGTCTGGCACAGTTAAGTAAAGCAGGGTTATACTCTTCAGTTGCACTCATCAATTGGATACCTTTACTTAAAGTATCAGTTAAAAGGATGTGTAAGTTACCTAGTTCTTCAAAAGTCTTCATTTTTTAAAGTTACGCTTCATATTTGCGTATGACTTAGGTGTAATAGTAGACTTCTTCTTACTACGACTAATGCCTAGTTTTCTTCTTCTGTTAATATTTGCGTATAATCCTTTTTTCATCGTTTAATTAATATCTCCATCATTCTATCTAGTTTACCGTTAATCTCTTTTACAGTAACTTCTAATCCACTCATACGATTCTCCACAGCAGTATCTCGTTCTCTTTGAGTAGCAAGTTCTACTTCAATCTTTGTTAATCGTTTCTCGTCTGTGTCCAGTCGATCTGATAGTTTCTTTATAACCCACCCAATAGCTCCAAGTATAACAGCTAGAGCAGTGTCGAGAAAGTGTGAGATTGATTCAGTCATTAGATTTTACTTTTTAAATCTTCTACTTGTGCAGAGAGTTCTTGAACAGCTTTAATTAAAGGCATAACAAGAGCACCGTAACCTAGTCTTTGTACTCCGTTAGGTTCTTCATCCCATCCGTCCCATTCACCTATGTTTAATTTATCCAGCACACCTTTAACTTCTTGTGCAATTAAACCTGTATAAGTAGTTGGGTTATCTGAGGGTCTCTTATACTCCTCGCTGTTTTTATCTTGATAACGTTCTTCTAAGATACCTTCCTCCCAATCAGCAGGGTTTTTCTTGTTAAAAGTTTTTGTTTTAAGTTCATTGATAAACTCTAAACCTAAATTACTATCTTCAATATTTTCTTTTGTTCTTTCATCAGAGAGTGAAGTAATAGTTGTTACATTGCATTTTAAAGTTGTAACGCTTGTATCACCTAATACTACTTGATTATCTCCAGTGGCTGTAGTACCAGAACCTAAAACTGTAGTGTTTGAATGTGCATAAGCATTACCACTAGAATAAGCTGAACTTGCACCTACAACAGTATTAAGACTTCCTGTGCAATTAACTAAAGCTAACCCTCCTACAGCAGTATTACCGTCAATTGCATTAGGAGTAGGTTGAGTATAAGAAACCAACCCTAAAGCTCCCTGTCCAAATGCCGTATTCCTAACAGCTGCTCCTGAACTTGCGTCTATACATTGACCAGCAGAGCGTCCAAATATAGTACTGTTAAGAGTACCTGAACCTGCATTTTCAAAAGCAGTAGAATCTCCGTACACTACATCATTAGGACCTGGACCAGTAACAGAATTATTTTGTACTGGTCCGTTTAGTCCTACCTTAGCTGTATTAGCTGCAACAGCTGTGTTATTAGAAACCTCCGTGTCAAAGTCCGATATAGTAGAAGCAGCTTGAGTACCTGTGTGATTAGCTCTGTTCTTTAAAGTAGCGTCACTCAAATTAACTGTTGCACCTGCTGCAATACCTGCAAGCTTAGTTTGTTCAGCGTCATCATACTCATTAGTATTTGCGTTGCTTTCATATAAGGTCTTAACATCGGCAGCAGAAGGAGAAGCACTACCATTCGCAGCAGCTGTGATCCTTCCTTGTGCATCTACTGTTAAATTAGTAGCAGTATAAGCTCCTGGAGTAACAGTAGTGTTAGCAAGCTTGTCCGCAGTGATCGCACCATTGTTAATCTTCTCTGTAGTAATGGAGGAGTTATTAATCTTCTCTGTTGTGATAGCAGAATTAGTAATAGTATTTGTACCTATCTGATTGGCTGGAGGTGCAGTTCCTGTCGCAAATGATGTAGTTATAGTATCATCTACATATTTCTTAGTAGCAGCTTCCTGAGCATTAGACGGATCAACAACATTAGATATTTTATTAGTACCCATATCAAGCGTACCACTCATCGTGTCTCCGCTCTTGTTTACCTTTAAAATATCAACACTATCAACATAAGTCTTATTAGTTAAGTCAGTACCAACACTAGGAACAGCAGCAGAAGTTACTTTATTAACACCCATAGCCAAAGTACCTGACATTGAATCTCCAGCCTTGGTAACTTGAAGAGCGTCTTGTTGGTCTACATAGCCTTTACGAGCAGCGTGATCATCACTAAGAGGAGCACCTAAACCACTAACCATGTTAGTACCCATCGCTAGATCACCTGTCATATTATCACCAGCAGCATCTACAAAAGTATCATCAGCATATTGTTTATTAACAGCGTGACTATTACCAGCAGGAGCATTTAACCCTTGAACACTATCAACACCTGTAATGTCATTAGTACCCATCTGTAAGTTACCTGACATCGTATCACCAGTAACGTTAACATAAGTGTTCTCAGTAAAGTTTTTAGTCGTAACATCTTGTGCGTCAACAGGATCAGATACATTAACTATCCTTGCTAAGTCTCCTCCGAAGTTCCCATTGTCATCTTTAACCATTGTATTACCACCGCTACCTTCTTCTACCTCTTCAGTAAGATAAAGGTTGTGTAAGTAAGCACGATCAAGTTCAACTTCAGTTAACACACTTCCATTAGCAAAGTCTACAAGAGCTATATTAGAAGCACTATCCCTTTTAATTCGTAACCTAGCACCTGTCTCTGGAGCAGTGTTCATAATCACAGCAGCAGTAGGAGAAGTTTGAAGAGTGTAATTAGTTACTGGATAAAACTTACCTCCTGGAGAAAGACCAGTAGAGTCATCAACTTGCACTACTACATGAGTATCATCGAGATAAGGAAAGGAGAAAGCAAAAGAAGTCTGTCCTGCTGTTACTATGTGGTCTTCGTATGTATTAGGCATAATATGGTTTTAGTATTATTATTACTTATTTGCTGAGAAGTTCAAGCACATCTTCACGGTTCATTCCTGTTTTAAAACCTGCTTTTGCTCTAGTTAGGCTTGCGAATTGTTTGTCTAACTCTGGAAATTCTTTTAACATTTCCCTTCTCGATTCTTTTCTATACTTTGAAAGAACGCTGTTTATTTTCTGAATACGAGGACTAGGCAAACCAGGCTCAGATTCAACAGCTAGATTTTGATAAGCTCTTGATTTAATTAATTTTTTAAGAGAGCCTCTAAGAGAACGTCCGTTAATCTTAACACTTTTCAACAGTTCTGTCTGCCTGTCATGTGCTGATTGACCTTTTTCATTCTCGTATTCTAAGAGATTTATTTGACCTCCTAAAGTAGGTTCTGGAGTTCTAAAAGCATGATTCAAAGATGCCATCTCATTAAGCACTAGGTCGTCTTTAGCTGTAGACATTCTAATAGGATTAATAAAACCTGTACCCATCCATTGCTCTGCTTGATATTCTTCTCCTAATACATTTCTCTTAACATCCAATCCTCCTCGTAAACCTAATTTACGTTTAACCACATCCATGACAGACCTTGCTTCTCTCATAGGTTGTGTATCATAATCGGACATTTGTGAAATTAAATTAGGTACTAATGAACCTGCGTAGTTTCTTCCAAGTTTTTCAATGTAACGATCAGGGTCTCCTAAAGCGTCTGCCCACATTTGTATTCCAGCTAGATAAGATTTATTTGTAGAATTTCTTGTTAAAGCGAGCATCATAGATGTGGCTGTATGTTCTATCAAACCTTCATCAAAATCTGGGTCTTCCTTAATTCCTGTTTCTACTAAATCAGCTACAAGACCTAAAGGAGTGGCAATCGGATCAAGACGCTGATAGCTATAGTAGGTGTCTCCTATTTTTATACTATAAGGTCTCCATCCTGTAGCCATTAAAGCTTCCTTTTCTCTCTCGTTGCTTGGTCCTCCTCCTGTTATATATTCTCTATTATTAAAAGTAACATCAATTAAACCTCCGAAAGTAAGCCCAGCTGTTACTATCTTACCCCTAGAACGTGCTTTAAGTATAGGGTCTTCACTGTTTATTTCTCGGAACAAACGCTCACGCTCTTCCTTTAGTACAGATACAAATGGAGTACGCTCAAAAGCAAACTTCAATATATTGGTTGGAGTTCTTACGAAAGGAATAACAAGCCTTAGGTAAGGTAGTTTGTTAGTTGCGTCTTGTATTACTTTACCTAACGTCTTGTCTTGTAGTTCTTTAGTAAAAGTTAAATATTGAGCCTCTTCAGCAGCGTATTGCATTAACGCAGAAGCGTCAGGATTAAAGTTTTTATCTTTATACTCAATAATGAAATCAGCTTTTAATTTTCCTTTTAATCCTTTTTTATCTGCAAAAGCAGAAGCTTCTCTAACAAGCCCCTCTTCTGACATCATACGTCCCCCTTCAGTAATTATACCATCAACAGTTTTATTAATGTGTCCAGCTAACGCTTTAGGATCACGAATGCCTTGTTGAATCCCTGACATCGCTGCTTTCATTCGAGCAGCACGACGATAAGCTAATTGTTTAAAGAACTCATCAGAGGTTAATAACAACCTACCTGGAAGTCTAATGTACTGTGCAT